CAAGCCCAGCAAGCCGGCCAGCAGGCACAGCAAGACCCACAAGCACAACAGGCGCTCATGCAAGCCGCTCCGCAGTTGCAACAGGCTCAACAGGTTATCCAGCAAATCCAGCCCCAGGTTGAGGCCATCCAGGAGATGCTACAGAAGCCAACCTGGGAAGAAATCCATGAGACAATGAAGAACGAGGCCACACGCAAGTTCCGCATCGACATTGAGACAGATTCAACGCTTGGCATTGATGACCAGAGAGAAAAACAGGTCATGGCAGAGATGCTGTCAGCGTTAGCTCAGGTGCTACAGGTTATGGGTCAGGCAGAGATGCAGGGTATTCTAACCCGCGAACAGACCAACCAATTCCTACTCTCCGTCATTCGCAAGATGGAAGGTGGCCGCGCTGTGGAAGATGTGTTCGACCAGAACGACGAGACCAACAAGGAAAGTCTCCTTCTCCAGCAGTTGCGCCAGCAAATGGGGCAGATGCAGACCCAGTTACAAGACAAGTCCAAGGAATTGGAAATCAAGGCAAGCAAGGTCCAGGTAGACGCGATGAAGGCTCAGTCTGAAGACCAGAACGAAAAGATGAAGGCACTTCTCAACACTACCACGCAGGAAAGCGTTGCCGATATTCGCAAGGAAACCGCCATTACCGTGGCCCAGATCAACAAGGCCGCGAAGGCCGCAACCGCCGCAAGTGCGGAGGCTACGGAGATGGTAAGGCAGTTTGGGACTTCCCAGGAGAACCAGAAGAGCAGGGATGCAGAGCAGACCTCTCAGTTCCAGGCGCAGGCCATGCAGGCGCTTGCGGAAGCCCTTAAGCTCCAGGGCCAACCCAAAACCATCACAAAGACGGATAATGTCTTTGAGGTTGAGTAATGGCCGGCAATATCCAGAACAATGGGAGGCCGGGATACTGGAATGAGTCGTAGAAAATGGATAGTCCGCAATGGAAAGACCATTGAGGTAGACCCGAAGACCTACAGACCGGTGGATAAGTATATCTTCTCGGGCATCATCCCGGACTCAAAACCGTTCGAGACCATCGACGGGGATTACATCGGTGGGAGGGCTCAGTTGCGTGAGCATGAAAAGCGCACAGGCACGTATCAGGTGGGAAATGAACTAAAGCAGCCTGTTTCACATGAAACAGCAGTTAGACAAACCAAAGAGAATTTGTTAAAGGAGTATAGAGATGCAAATATCCCTGTCAGATTTAACAATGCACAATGGCAGGAATACAAGGATAAATGATGGCTGACGACAGACTCACAATGCAAGAGCAGTTGGCAGAGGTCGCCAAGCAGTTAAAGGACGGTGTTAGCGAAGAGGACATCCAGGTAACCCCACGAGAGGAACCGGATGATTCGCTTGCCAAAACAGAGGAAGCCGTAGCCGCTGCTGCGGAAATCCCCGACCCAGAAGCAGAAGAAGATGAACCGGTGGTGGAAGCCGCCGAAGAAGATGCCGAGGTAGATGAGTCCCCAGAGGATGAGTCTGCTGACGATGATGAGGGTAACTCCCTCGAAGCCCCCGCCTTTTGGAATAAGTCTCAGAAGGAAGCTTGGAAGACCATACCCGAGGAACACAAAGCCTCCGCTATGGAAATCTTTAAGTCTTCTGAAAAGATAATGTCCGAGAAGGCTACTGAGTTGGATGCGACCAGAAAGCGTGTTGAAGTTTTTGACGCTGTTGCCAAACCGTACCAAGCGATGTTGCAGGCAGAGAACGCAACCCCGGAAACGGCGTTGCAGAACTACTTGCAGGCATCCTACACGCTACGGAATGGAACGGCTGTGCAGAAGCAACATATGATACGTTCGATGGCAACCCAGTTCGGAGTAGATATTGAGTCGGCACTGGATGACGATTTGTTCACGCCGGAATCTCCACAACCCGGACTCACCGAAATAGACATCGGCTCGATAGTCGATAAGAGAATCCAAACTCACACGGCAGAAGTTAGCGTTGGTCAGCAGATAACGTCTTTCCGAGAACAGAAAAACGCTGACGGCACGCTCGCCCACCCCCACTTTGACGCTCTTGAGGGCGCTATAGCCAAAGGAATACGGGGAGGCAAAACCTTAGAAGATGCTTATACTGAGGCTATGTCCCCATTCCAAGAGGCTGTTGACGCACAGGTTAAGTCTCGAACCGAGGCAAAGACCAAAGGAGATAAGACCAAGGTGATCAAGGCGAAGAAGGCAGCCGGGACCAGACTTAACGGGTCTAAACCGCCCGTGGCTAACCCCGATACAAAGGGTGAAACTATGGTCCAGACCATGCAACGTGTGAAAGCGGAACTGTCTACGGAGGAGGCTCGGGTTTAACCGAAAGGGTAACCCGATATGGCCAATCCTGGTCTATCTGAGATCGTTACCACTACACTGAGGGCTCGCGCTTCAGATTTTGCGGACAACATGAGCAACCACAACGCTCTTTGGAACCGCATCAACAATAGTGGTAATCTCATCGAGGTAAGCGGCGGTCGCACGATTGTCACAAACCTTGAATACGCAGAAACCAGCACATTCCAATTCTATTCAGGATACGAAGTCCTGGATATTAGTCCGTCAGATGTCCTGACCGCTGCCGAGTTCAACTGGAAACAGGCCGCAGTCAACGTCACATGGTCGGGCTTGGAAGCCGATGTGCAGAACGCTGGCGAAGAGGCGCTGTTCAGTCTAACGGCCAAACGCATTGAAGTGGCCCGCAAGACAATGGCGAACAATCTGTCTGCGGGTCTGTACTCCGATGGAACCGGTTCTGCCGGCAAAACCATTGGTGGCTTGCAATTGCTTGTTGCTGACGATCCTACTACAGGCACGGTTGGCGGTATTGACCGGTCCACTTCAGACGGTTCTTTCTGGCGCAACCAGGAAGTCTCGACTGCGGCGGTAACCAGCACAAACATCAAGACTCAGATGAATACTCTGTGGCTTGAGTGCGTGCGTGATGCCGACAAGCCAAACCTGATTGTCATGGACAACACCTTCTACGCCGCATACTGGGCGAGCCTGCAAGAGCAGCAACGCTTTACCAGTGACGATATGGCGTCTGCTGGTTTTGAAAGCCTTACCTACAAGGCTTCAACTCCTGTGGTCTTCGATAGTGGTGGTGGTTGCCCGGCAAGCACGGCTTACTTCCTCAACACCGATTTCATCATGCTTGATGTGTCCTCAAGGCGAAACTTCACGCCTCCCGAGGAGAAGGTGTCCCTCAACCAAGACGCCACCGTGGTGCCTATCTTATGGGCGGGCAATATGACCCTCTCAAACGGTTCGCTCCAGGGTGTCCTCAAGAACGCTTAGGAGGGCCTCATGGCTTCTAAAACCTATAGTCCTGTAGGCATCGACTTTGAACTCGCCAGCACTTCCCCTGTGGTTGCCCTTAATACGGTAGCCCAGAGTGACTTGTTTCGAGGCGTTTATGTTATGGCTGCTTCAGCCGTGGCACAGTTCGATGTTGTGTCTATTGACGGGGACGGCCTTGCCATACCCATTACGACAACCAGTGCAAATCTGGGACATCGTATTGGTTTTTCCCAGGTTGCTATTGCGGCATCAAGTTTTGCCCCTGTAGCCACCACTGGTGTTGGCATGTTGATTGCAGTCGCCGCGTTAGCACCGATTGCAACTAGGCTGTTCACGACCAATACGGCGGGCACGCTTGGCGCGTCCGCTACGACACATGCCGAGATTATCGGCGTGACAATCACCACGACCAATACCGGAACGGCCACGGCCACTACTGGTATTGCTAACTTCCCGCATGTAGATCTGTAAGATGCAGGCACAGATACAGGCGGCCATCAATACACCGCTGGACATTATTGAAACCAATGTCCTCTCGGCGATGGAGCGTGTACCTATCTACGACGGGCGTAAGATGGCTTGGGGGGGGACGGCAGCCTTGTGTGCTTCCGGCCCCTCACTCGCCGATATGATTGAGCCAATACGGATTTGCTCGAAGAACCCCGGTATTGCTGTGTTTGCAATCAAGGGGGCTCACGACTTTCTGATTGATAACGACATCGTCCCGACTGCCATGGTGATGATGGATGCAAAACCAGATCAGGTTCGTTATGTCCAGCACCCTCATCCCGACGTTGAGTACTGGGTGGGAACGCAGAGCGACCCTGGAGTATTCACAGCCCTGGAGGACAGCAATGTCATCGGATGGCACGGCTACAACGGTATCAACACAATCCCTGGAAGACATATTATGGGGGGACGTTCAACCGGAGTACGAAGCCTTGCACTTGCTACCTCCGTTGGGTTTTCCATCCTTCACTGCTTCGCTTTCGATTGTTCCTTTCTTGACGGAAACGCCTACGCCACTAACGAAGGCGACAAGCGAATAAAGAAAGTCTGTGACGTTGAAGTAGACGGAAAGATGTTTGTCTCAACACTGGATATGGTGGGACAGGCGTTTGACTTCATGGAGGCGTTATCGGCCCCGTGGTGTCCCAAAGTAATTATCTACGGCACTGGTTTGCTTCCGACCATCGCAGCACTACCGCCAGGAGACCACATTATCAGGGCGAGACTACACGACCCGGATGAGAAACTCATCTACGGTGACGACAAGATAAGTTGGAGAGAACTAAAGACGATGGCTGGTGAGGACGGGTGGATCGAAATGCCCCTTTCTCTCTGCTCTGCCGCTGTGGCAGACAGCCAAACCGTAACCATCTAGGAGAGTATATAGATGGCATATTATGCAGAGACAGCGAGCGCCAAGGGCGCAGATGGAAACTTGATGGTCAGGTTCTACAAGAAGCTTATACAGAAGAAGTATGCCGTGAATCAGAAACACCCTGGACTGGCAGAAAAAGACTTCAAGTGGGAAAATGTTGAGAAGGACTACGTCGAGATTAAAGTCCCTGGAAACAGGTTGGACTTTTACGACGGTCCCGCAACAGGTCTGCACAAGAAGCGGTTTTCCCATCAATGGGATTTGTATACCAATCGCATGGAGCAGGCCCCCAAGGGCATCCCTCTTGAGCAGTGTGCCGCTCTTAATCAATCCGACGTTCGTATGCTGGAAACCCACGGCTTCGTCACGGTTGAGCAAGTCGTCAATATGTCTGACACCCAATCGCAGAAGTTCCACGCAGGCCGTGCTATCCAGAAACGGGTTTCTGATTGGTACGATACCTATGTGGACCAAGCCGCCTCCGGCAAGGTTACGGAACTGGAAGAAAAGATTGCTGCGCTTGAAGCCAAACTGACTGCAAAGCCAGAGGTGGCTCCAGAAGCCACGGAAGAGATGATCAAACGGTTAATTGCAGAAAATGCCGTTCCCAAAAATAAAGGTGGAAGACCGAAAGGAAGTAAAAACCATGGCCAAAAACCCAACCAAGCACAAGCTTAAAGCCCAGCGCCGCCTCGCGGCCAAACAGAAACACCGCAAGAACGTTTCGCGCAAGAACGTTTCGCTAAAGAAGAAGGCGTCCAAGTAGTGACGGCCTTATCCACGATCCAGGAGGCCACGACTGAAATCGGCTTGTCCGAACCTACAGTCGTGTTCTCGTCTACAGACGCAAACATCATCACCCTTCGTACCATGATGAATACGACGGCTAAGATGATACGTGATGCCGGGGAGTGGGTGGAACTGACCAAGGAACATACCTTCACCACGTCGGCCTCAACGGAGACCTACAACCTGCCGAGCGACTACGACCACATCAACGTCGAGACCGGATGGGACAGAACGGACTTCACCAAGTTGCGAGAGTCCTTAAGCGGTCCCGTATGGCAGGCTATCAAGTCCGGCATTATTCAGCAGGCCGGTGCGTTTTCAGGCTTCCGTATTCGGGGTCATACCTCCGGGCAGTTCTATATAGACCCAACTCCGTCGTCCTCTATCGCCATGGTCTATGAATATCAGTCCAAGAACACGGTTCTCACCTCCGGTTCCGTAGAACAGGTGGCGTTTACCTCTGATGACGATACCTTCATCCTGGACGAATACTATCTCATGCTGGGTTGCGTGTGGCGTTTCAACCGTGCCAAGGGTTTCCCGTGGCGTGAGCAATTCCAGGAATGGAATTTAGGTGTTCAGAATCAGTTTGGCCGGCACTCTGGAGCGCCTGTGATTGACATGGGCAATAACAGCATCGGGTCTTACGAATGGCCCTACTTTCCTGCCAACATTCAGGAGGGTAACTTCTTAATCTAATGGCTTTAGCACCTCAAGAAACGAGTGCCCTTGGGAACTCAACTCCTTCACCTTTCAGGGGGTGGAACGCCCGTGAGTCCCTAGCGTTGATGGACCCAGGTGATGCTGTGGAGTTGAAGAACTGGTTTCCCGAGGGTGAGAAGGTTCGTATCCGCAAAGGTTCTGCCTCTCATGCTACGGGGATGGGATCGACAGGTTCCATAGAAACATTAATGCCGTTCTCCGCAGCGGGAACGGATACACTATTCGCAGCGGTTGGCTCTGAGATATACGATGTAACGGCGGCTGGTGCGGTTGGCACAGCGGCGGTAACGGGCGCGTCTAACGCCCGCTTTCAGTGGACCAACCACGGCAATGCTGCTTCCAACAATCTTGTCCTTGTCAATGGTGAGGACGCCATGCTGGTTTACAACGGCTCTGCATGGTCCGCCCCAACCGTTACCGGCGCTACCTCATCCACCTTTGCTCATATCACTTCCTATCAGCGCCGTTTATTTGCAGTGCAGAAGGATACACTAACCTGCTGGTATTTTAACCTCCAGGCTATTGCTGGTCCTGTGAACCCTCTGCGGTTTGATCCCTATTGCAAGCTGGGCGGCACGTTGATGGCCGTTGGAAACTGGACACGTGACGGTGGCGACGGTGGTTTTGATGACATTCTGATTGCTCTAACCTCCAATGGTGAGTTGCTTGCCTTCAAGGGAACAGACCCTTCCAACCCCTCAACCTTCGTTCATCTCGGCACGTTCAACATGGCACCCCCGACAGGCCGTGACTGTATGCTTAACCTCGGTGGTGAGTTGGTCATTCTGACGACAGAGGGAACGATTGCTGTTTCGTCCGTGCTTCCCAACGAGGGGATTGTTACGGAGACTATCTCAGACCGCATCGTGAATGCCTGGGACAGTGCTTGGGATGTGTTCGGGGCCAACTGGGGTTGGAAACTAACGTATTTCCCGACCGGCAAGATGATGCTTGCCAATATCCCGCGCACCACAAACAAGTTAGCAGACCAGTATGTGATGAACACGCGCACCAAGGCGTGGTGCAGGTTCACCGGTTGGAATGTGAACACCATTGCAATACATAACAAGAAAATGTACGGCGGCACCAATGTTGGCACCGTAATTGAATTGTGGACGGGAACGGATGATAGCGGCTCGAACATTCAGAACGAGGCACGGTCGGCCTTCTGGTATACAGATGAGAGCCGTGGGCGCTTAAAGAAGTTCACCATGGTGCGTCCCAACTTCCTCTCAGACGGGGCAATTCCGTTCTCTGTGGCGTTGGATGTAAACTTTGAGAACAACATACCTCAGAACGTCCCCACCCCCACATCGCAGTTATTTGCGGACTGGACGGGCAACTGTGCATGGGACGAGTGCTTCTGGGCGGAAACCACGCAGTTTGTAAGCCAATGGCTGACGGTGTCGGGTGTTGGTCAGTCGGGCTCTATCCACATTAAGGGTGCGACCAATGACGAAACTATTTTTTGGGTAGCCAACGATTGGGTCTATCAGGTTGGTGACTTTGTTTAACCCGAGCAATATGAGGTAAACTATGGGTAAAAAAAGCCGTGCGCGTGACGCCGCCCTCGCCAGAGAACAAGATCGTTTTAACAGAGAGGCTTTTGAATCCTCTATTGTGGGGAGTCAGTTCAATCAGGTTACGCCGTTTGGAAGCCTAACATTTACAGGCGCTCCCGGTAGCCAGGATCGCACGGCCACACAGACGTTTACGCCTGAAATACAGGCTATTATAGATGCTCAGATTGGGGTGACGGGTGGATTAACAGACCTTGCAACCAATCGCCTTGGGGGGATTACCAGAGACCCGTTTGATTTAAGCACTGCCGGTGGCAGGCGGATTGACATAGACAGTACAGATCGCTTTGGCCGTCCAATGATACGCCGGCTTGAGCAGCGGCCCTTGAAGGGTGCGTTTGATCCAGGCGGTCAGGTGCAGATGGGTGTGAGCCCCATCAACGTGTCAGGTCAGCTTGCGGGTGCAGGGGCGATAGGCAGAGACCTTGGCTTTGGTTCATTGGGTGCGTT